TTTTAAGGTAGAAAACATTCGTCTTCTTCAGGGAGATTATACGGTTGGGGTTTCTCAGCATTATATTTCTGAATGGAAACACGCTAATCTTGAAGTTACATATTACATCGCACTCGAACCTTGATGAAGAATTTTTTGTGGGTGGAAGAATACAGACCTCAAACAATCGAGGATTGTATTCTCCCTAATTCGTTAAAGAAAACATTTACAGGATTTGTTGAGCAAGGAGAAATATCTAATCTTCTTCTCTCTGGTCCTCCTGGTGTTGGTAAGACCACAGTTGCTAAAGCATTATGCAATCAACTTGGTCTGAGTTATATTATTATCAACGGTTCTGATGAAGGTCGTTTTCTTGATACTATCAGAAACAAAGTAAAACAATTTGCCAGCACGGTAAGTTTAACTGGTGGTGGCAATCACAAAGTTGTCATCATTGACGAAGCAGACAATACAACGAATGATGTGCAACTCTCACTGCGAGCATTCGTTGAGGAGTTTCACAGCAACTGTCGTTTTATTTTTACTTGTAACTTCATCAACAAAATTGTCGAACCACTTCACTCTCGTTGTACGGTCGTTGATTTTCGTATTAAGAAGGGAGAGGAGCAGAAACTCCAAGCACAGTTCTTCGACCGTCTCAAGGGCATTCTAGATACCTCTGGAGTGACTTATGAAGACAAGGTGTTGGTAAAACTAATTCAACGTTACTACCCAGATTGGAGACGCCTTTTAAACGAAGCACAACGTCATTCATCAGGTGGTTCGCTTGATGCTGCTGTGCTCTGTGATATTGCTGATGTAAATATAGATCAGCTGATGCGAGCTATGAAGAGTAAGGAATACAGCGTAGTGAGGCAGTGGGTAGTTGACAATATGGATAGTGACCCTAACACTATCATTCGTAAAATCTACAATGCCTTGAGCGAGGTATTGGAAGGTTCTTCTATTCCTCCTGCGGTTTTGGTGCTTGCTAAATATCAGTATCAAATTGCCTTTGTGGCAGACCAAGAGATTAATCTTCTTGCTTGTTTAACCGAAATTATGGTGGAGTGTAAGTTTAAATGAAAAAGAAAACAATTACAAAATTGATACAAGGACCATTAAGATTTCATCATCAAGATATTCATGAAGAATTAGATGAAATTAAACACGACATTAAATTGATTAAAACTATTCTATTAGACATTTTGTTAGATGAAAAATTTAAAAACTCCTCTTCGTTATCCGGGCGGGAAATCGCGAGCAACGAAATATCTAATACCGAAATTCCCAAATGATATTACAGAATACCGAGAACCTTTTCTGGGTGGTGGTAGCGTTGCTTTGGCATTCTCAAAAGAATATCCAGACACTCCTGTTTGGGTAAACGACCTTTACAATCCTCTGTATACCTTCTGGTGTATTTTGCGTGACCGCCCAGATGAGTTGTATGAGATTCTGAAGGATGCTAAGGAAGAACACAGCACACCCGACAGTGCCCGTGAACTCTTTACCCAAATGAAGATTGATCTCAATCACCCAGAATCTGAAGATATTTACAGAGCTGCTGCTTTCTACATTATCAATAAGTGTAGTTTCTCTGGTCTGACTGAAAGTTCTTCCTTCTCTCCACAGGCAAGTGTCAGTAACTTCTCAATGAATGGTATAGAGAAACTTCCTGAGTTTTCTGAACTTATTCAAAATTGGAGAATTACTAATTTGTCATACTCTGATATGACGCTTACACCACCACCAGCAAATACCTTTTGGTTTCTTGATCCACCATACGATATTAAAGATAATCTGTATGGAAACAAAGGAGCTCTTCATAAAGGATTTAATCATCAAGAGTTTCATTCATACATGACCCAAGGTAATATGAAAGATAATTGGATGATTACATACAACTCAAATCCTACCCTACGAGAATGGTATAAAGATTACTACCAAACCAGTTGGGAATTAACTTACACTATGCGTTCTGTGGGTGACTACATGAATGAGCAAAAAGATAGAGCAGAACTTTTGATTACTAATTATGACTTCTCCAACCCTGAGTGATTACCTAAACTCAATCAATCAAACTAAAAAGAATATTATCATTGATAATGAAACAGAAAAAGCATACCCACCTTTTATTATCAACAAGTGTCTTGCTGCTTTTCATGATACTATTTTATTTTCAAACGAAATGAATATGTATCCTTCTTTAGATAAGAAGATGCAATATGACTTTTTTATAAATAGTATCAGTCCTCGCAAGCGATTTTCGCCGTGGGCAAAAAAGACAGATATAAGTTTTCTTAATGCTGTTAAAGAGTATTATGGTTATAATGATGATAAGGCTCTACAAGCAATAAGAATTTTATCTAAGGATCAACTCGAACATATTAAAAAGTTTGTATATAAAGGTGGAAAGAAATGAATCCTGATATTGAAGTACAGTGGAAACAATCTGATATGATTGAGGTATCTCTTAATCAACCAGATGATTTTTTGAAGGTTCGAGAAACCTTAACACGAATTGGTGTAGCATCTCGTAAAGAAAAAAAGATTTATCAATCTTGTCATATTTTACATAAACAAGGCAAGTATTATATCGTTCACTTCAAAGAGTTGTTTGCTCTTGATGGAAAGAATACTAATCTTTCTGTGAATGATCTTCAACGTAGAAATAGAATTATTCAATTACTTAGTGACTGGGGATTAGTTACTATATTGAAACCAGATTCTATTGAAGATGTTGCTCCACTAAATCAAATTAAAATTCTTGCCTTCAAAGAAAAGGAAGAGTGGACTTTAGAAAGTAAATATAACATCGGTCGCAAGAAGAATACAGAAACCGACTATAATATTGATGGGGCAAAAAAACAATTTTTATCAGAGTAATAAATAACTCTGGGCCACCTCCCACTATCGTTGTCGCTAAAACAAAAGGCATTGCTGGTCAGAATCAGCTCTTGCCTTTTTTTCTTTTTTGTGCTATACTATAGATTGTTTGCGATTAAAAAAACATGCTACCCAGAATTGTATTATTAAATACTGGAGAAAGAATTATTGCTGCTCTTAGCGAAGTTACTGATCCAGAAGGAAAACCAGTTTGTTTGATGGTTAAGTGTCCATACATATTGTCAATGATTCCTTCGGGGGAAACATCACCTGATGGTAATCCAGTACAATTTAATGTAAATTTTACTAAGTGGATTCCTTATTCTTCAGACGATCAATTTAAAATTGCTTATAATTCGGTGACAGCTTTTGGTGAAGTTGATCCCGGAATTCTTGATGTTTACTTAGAAAAATTTGGAGATAAATTGAATGACGACAACACCTTACCAGCCATTGATCCAGATGTTATGCCTGAAGAATCAGGAGTATCTGATAGCGGAGATAGAGGAGAGGGATGAAATCCCAGAGTGCCTCTTAATCAATCCGTATAAAATTGTAGAACTTGGTTACTGGGATTATTCTAATCAAGAAAGAACTCATGTTCCAAATCCCGATGCTTTGTTTATTGGTAAATCAGAAGAAAAAGAAAATGATAAAGATGGTGAAATTATTATCACCATTCAATATGATTATATTCTTTTGGAAAAATTTCCTAAGTATACCAATCAAACTCAGGTCTACCTTAGGGCAGACGACATTTTAACTCTTGCCGATCCGACCAATCTTATGGTAGAATACTACAAGAAAACCGTTGGTTAACGCATGAAATTTTACACAAACATCGAGCAGGCGGGTAATCGCATTCTCGTTCGTGGTTATGAAAATGGTGAGAGAGTACAGTATCGTGTAAATTATAATCCAAAATTATTCGTGCTTGCCAACAAGCAAACTGATCATAAGAGCCTCGATGGACGTTACCTTAAGGAGGTGCGTCCTGGCTCTATCAATGATTGTCGGCAGTTTATTAATCAGTATGAAGGTGTAGAAGGGTTTGAAATTCATGGAAATACTAGATACTTGTATCAGTATATCGATGAGACATATCCAGAAGATGAAGTTAAATTTGATTCTTCTCTCATTCGCACCTTCACAATTGATATTGAAACTGCAGCAGAGAATGGGTTTCCTAATATCGAAACAGCAGATCAAGAGATACTTCTCATTTCTATCCGCGATTCTTTTACAAATAGGATTATTGTTTGGGGATCAAAAAGTTTCTCGAATGAAGATAGACAGGTTGATTACCTCCATTGCGACAATGAGACGAAACTTCTTTCTTGCTTCCTTAAGTGGTGGCAGGAAAATACCCCCGATGTTGTAACTGGGTGGAATATCCAGCTATTCGATATTCCATATATTTGCAATAGAATGAATCGTATTTTGGGTGAGGAGCATACTAAATTGCTCTCTCCTTGGAAGTTAATTTCTAGTAGAGAAATCTATATTAAAGGTCGTAAGCAAATTGCTTATGACATTCCCGGTGTTGCCTGTTTAGATTACCTTGAGTTGTATAAGAAGTTTACATACACCAATCAAGAATCTTATAGTTTAGCACACATTACTTCTGTAGAACTTGACACTACAAAACTAGATCACTCTGAGTTTGATACCTTTAAGGAATTCTACACTAAGGATTGGGATAAGTTTGTTAAGTATAACATCATTGACGTTCGCCTTGTAGACCAACTGGAAGACAAGATGAAGTTGCTTGAGCTTGCATTTACTATGGCATATGATGCTAAGGTAAATTACGAGGATGTATATTCTCAGGTGCGTATGTGGGATAACATTATTTACATTTATCTTTCTAAGATGAATGTAATAATTCCTCCTAAGAAAAACAGCGTAAAGAATGATAAGTATGCTGGTGCATATGTCAAAGAACCTGTGCCGGGTATGTATGACTGGGTGGTATCCTTTGACCTTAACTCGTTGTATCCACACCTTATCATGCAATACAACCTGTCCCCAGAGACCCTCCTGCCCCGCCGCAGCAGCGTCAACGTTGACATGCTACTGGATAA